TGTTGCCTTTGTTATATCAGTCAACACCGACAGAAATATTAAAGTTAAAAGTATTTGACTATCTAGTACCAGAGCAACAACCATCTGGTTACTTTACTATTTTAAATATTACAGAAGAAGATATAGCTAACGAAGGCGGTTGGCCGTTACCAAGAAAAAGACTAGGAGAAATACACACAGAGATAATGGCTAAAGGCGCAATAGGTGTTGGTTACGTTATAGGTTTTCCACAACCAGACCGCATGGGTGGTGATGCTTACTTTGCAGAATCATTAAAGTATGGCACTTCTGTTTTAGCAATGTTTGAGAATCCTAATGGTAATTATCCACCAACCACAGGAACTGTCATACTTGGTGATGATGTAGGTGGTATGACTACAAATGGTGTTATACAAAACATAAAGTTATTAACAACTTATGCACAGGAAGGGATTGCAACTGCGCCTACTGATGTAGATAACTTGGTAAGAAGAATACCGTTATTGTTAAGAACACCAGATGGTTATGTGCCTGCATTTGGCACAGAGGTATTGAAAGCATTGGTTGGTGCTGATACTTATATTATAAAAACAAATGATCTTGGTATAGAACAAATACGCGTCAAAGGATTGCCACCAGTTGCTACCGACAGTTTAGGTCGTAAGTGGATTAGCTGGGTAGACACACCACAAACCAATTTACAAGAAATGGATGTTGCTGGTAAGTTTGTATTTGTCGGCGTAACTGCTCCAGGCATCATGCCACAAATTGCAACTCCGACTGGATTATTAGAACCACACAAAATTCAAGCAGCATTATCTGAGTCAATCTTGATAGAAAACTCGCCAAGGATTCCAAACTGGCATTTATCAGCCGAAATTTTGATTTTGCTAATTTTCGTGTCGTTGACGTGGCTTGTAATTAATTATCTCAGTATAGTTAAGGGCATAAGTCTCGCTATAATTTTCCTGTTCACCACGGGCTTCTTAGGAGCTTTTAGCGTTCAGAAAGGCATTTTGTTGGATTTTTCATGGACTTTTATCTCTCAGATACTAGTTTCTACAGTTGCTTTGTATTTAAGCTACAAAAAACAATATAAATTACGTCAACAGATAAAAAAACAATTTGAACATTACTTAGATCCAAGACAAGTTAAACAATTGCAAGACAATCCAAGCTTATTAAAACTTGGTGGCGAAAAAAAATACTGCACATTTTTATTTACAGATGTTAGAGGATTTACATCTTTGTCAGAAAAGTTAGAACCAGAAGAAGTTACCAAGATTATGAACAAGGCTTTAACCATTCAAGCAGATGCAGTTAAGTTTTATGATGGCATGGTAGATAAATATATTGGTGATGCAATGATGGCAATTTTTAATGCACCTATAGATATACCCGATCACGAACAGGCAGCTGTTCTTTGTGCAAAAGAAATACAAGACAAAATTAAAATGGCTGATCTTGGTATTGAAATAGGCATAGGTATAAATACTGGAACTGCTGTTATTGGTAATATGGGTAGCGATACTAGGTTTGATTATTCTGCTATTGGTGATTGCGTAAATACAGCTGCAAGATTAGAGTCAGCAACCAAAGAGGTGGGTGTAGATATATTGATTGGCGAATCTACTGCAAATAAATTGCAAATTGAGTTAAAATTGTTAAAACCAATAAAAGTTAAAGGAAAAGAAAAACCTTTAGTTATTTATACAATATAGGAATAATTATGCCAAAAGGAAAAGGAACATACGGATCTAAAGTAGGTAGACCACCTAAAAAGAAAAAAGTAAAAAAAACTAAAAAGTGAAACCATCATCTGCAAAAGCCAAAGGGAGAGCTTTGCAACAATGGGTGGTAGATAAACTTGTTGAACTACTAGGATTTGATCCAGAAGATTTAGAATCAAGACCAATGGGTTCTAATGGTGAAGATATCATCATGGGCGTACAATCACGCAAACAATTTCCATATTCAGTAGAGTGTAAAAACCAAGAAGCTGTGAATGTGTGGAAAGCTTATGAACAATCACAAGAAAATTGTAAAGATTACGAACCTTTGGTTATAATTAAAAGAAACAGAACAAAACCATTGGCATTGGTAGATGCTGAGTATTTTTTAAAACTACATAAAAAAGATGATTGATAAACTAATAGGACCAGTAGGTGACATTGTTAGCAAGCTAGTGCCAGATAAAGACTTACAAGCAAAACTAAACCATGAACTTAAAACAGAATTACATAAAGCGAATATGGCGCAGATTGAAATCAACAAGATTGAAGCTGGACATAAATCCTTATTTGTTGCGGGATGGAGGCCATTTGTGGGGTGGACTTGCGGTATTGCTATGTTATATCACTTTTTATTACAGCCTATTATTATATTTGGACTATCAGCAGCAGGACTATCATTTGACTTACCAACTTTTGACATGGGTTCGTTAATGACTGTATTAATGGGTATGCTAGGTCTTGGAGGACTTAGAACATTTGAAAAAACTAAAGGAGTTACAAAATGAGTTGGAAAAACTTTGTACTAGAAGAATTTGCTTGTAAGCATTGCGGTGAAAACAAAATAGAGCATGAGCTTGTTGATAAACTACAAGAACTAAGAACAGAGCTAGGATTTCCATTTAAAATAACATCTGGTTATAGATGCGCAGACCATCCTGTAGAAATTAAAAAATCAAAGCCTGGTACACATGCTTTAGGTTTAGCAGCAGACATAGGTGTTAGAGGCAAACAAGCATTAGAAATAATATCTAAAGCTAGAGACTTTGGATTTACTGGTATTGGTGTAAACCAAAAAGGTGGTGCAAGATTTATACATCTTGATATATCTAAAGATTCACAGGGTAGACCTAGACCACATATTTGGAGTTATTGATGGATCCATTAACGTATTGGAATATTATTATCACTTTAGTAATTGCTCCAATCATTCATGGGATTAGAACTAACGCGACAGAATTAAAAAGAGTTGATATACTACTCAATAAGACTCGCGAAGAAGTTGCAAAAGATTATGTAACTAAAGTTGAACTAACAATTAGTATAGATAGAGTTATAGATCGTTTAGATAAGCTAGACGAAAAAATGGATAAATTAATTACAGGTTAATATGAGCAAAGGTGCTTTTCAAACAAGACTAGGTCAAATGGGAGAAATCCCTAACTTTCAACAAACTCCTCCAATGGCATACTCTGGTAATTATTTTATGCCACCAAAGCCAAACTATTTACCAATAGAAAAACAGTCAATGGCTAGAGTACAACAACCAATGTCTATACAACAGCCTATTGCAAACATTATGGCAGAAGGCAGTATGCAACAGCCAATGGCTCAACAACCCTCGTTCCAACAGCAAGTGCCTTCATTGTTAAGTCCACCAGAAATACCAAGACAGCCAATACAAACACAACCACAGTCTTTATTACAAACACCTAGTATTGGTATAGAGAAGCCAACGCAATATGATAGGGCATCTTCAAGAATATCTTTACCACCAATTAACTCATATAGATAATGTCAGTAACACACGAAGAAGCTGTAAAAGCTGAACAAGCACGATTATTACTTGAGTCAGATGTTTTTAAAGAAGCAACTGAAAATCTTAAAAACGAATACATTACTCATTGGTTAAACTCCAGAGACATTGGTGATGTCAACATAAGAGAAGACTTACACAGGTCTTTATTACTACTACCAGAGGTTGAAAGACATCTGCGTATCATGGCAGAGAAAGGAAAGCTTACAAAAGCGAACATAAACAAAATTAGAAATATTGGTTAATACTTTCCTTTTTACACATTCTTGATATAAAATACTTATAAATACATATAAGGAGTATTTATGAGCAATAACGGAAAACCGACTGCTTTACAAAGCGACACAGATTTAGCTGCGTCCGCGTTTGCAAGCATATTAGCACCTGAAGAGGATAATGTTAAAGATGCAGTCGAAGAACAGGATGTAGTAGAAGAAGAGGTCATTGAAGATGATTCTGAGTTTGTTGAAGATGAAATAGATCAAGAAATTATAGATGAGTTGGAAGATGACGAAGAAGTTGAAGAAGAACAAACAGACGTTGAAGAGGAAGCTCCGCAACTTCAAACATTTACTGTAAAGGTAGATGGCCAAGAGGTAGAAGTCACGCAAGAGGAACTCATCAATGGATATTCTCGTCAGCAAGATTATACGCGTAAAACTCAAGAACTCTCTCAACAGCGTAAAACTATTGAGCAGCAGCAAGCAGAGTTAGAGCAAAGAGATGCGATCTATTCGCAGTTATTACCGAAAATGGAAGCCCAATTAAAGGGTGTTTTAGGTGAAGAGCCAGACTGGCAACGATTATATGAAGATGATCCAGTTGGTTATGTAAGAGAAAAACAGCTTTGGGATGAACAAAAGCAAAAGTTAGAAGCTGTCCAGGCTGAACAACAAAGACTTCAACAGGAGTCATTTGCTGAACAGCAGAAACTAATTCAACAACAAGTTGAAGAAGGACAGGCAAAGCTACTTGAGGTTATTCCAGAATGGCAGAACCAAGAGGTTGCCAGTAAAGAAAAAGCTGAAATTGCAAATTACGCAACCAATGTCTTGGGATATACCCAAGAAGAGATTAACTCTGTATATGACTGGAGAGCTTTACTTGGTTTAAGAAAAGCATGGTTAAGCGATAAAATCGCCGAAACTGTTAAGAAGAAACCAACACAAAAAGCACCAGCTAGAGTTGCAAGACCTGGTACTACAAATAAACGAAAAACGGTAACTCCTGCTAAGAAAGCAAAACAAAGATTAGCTAAGTCAGGCAAGGTGCAAGACGCAGCTAAAGTTTTTGAACAATTATTATAAATTTTAAAATAGGAAAATATCATGGCTCAAATAAATAATGTCTTTGATACATACGATGCGCAAGCTGATAGAGAACAGTTAAGCAATGTTATCTATAACATTTCTCCAACAGCAACGCCTTTTATGTCATCAATTGGAAAAAACTCAATTAAGAACGTAGTTTTTGATTGGCAAACAGAATCACTACCAACAGTGGACGCTTCTGGTGAAATTGAAGGATTTAGATTAGATCAAAACACATCTGCTTCTACTCCAACAGCTAGAAAAACTAATGTTGCAATGATTTCAAAAAGAGACGCAACAGTATCAGGTTCACAAGAATCAAGTGATCCAGCTGGTAAAAGATCAGAAATGGCACACCAATTAGCTATTATGGCTAAAGCTTTGAAAAGAGATATGGAAACAGCTCTTTGTCAAAAAGGTGCTAGAACAACTGGTAGTAATACAGCAGCTAGGGTAACTGGTGGTTTCGAATCTTGGATTACATCTAACGTATCAAGAGGAACTGGCGGTGCAAGTGGTGGAGACGGTGTTGCTCCAACTGACGCAGCAACTGGTGACAGAAGAGCTTTAACTGAACCTTTATTAAAGTCAGTTTTACAATCTTGTTTCCAAAACGGTGGTGAGCCTTCACTAGCGATTTGTGGTCCAGTTAATAAACAAGTTATTTCTGGTTTCACAGGTAGAAGTTCAGCTAGACAAATGATTGATGCAAACACAGTAGAGGCTTCTGTTTCTATTTATGCTTCAGACTTTGGCGAGCTAAAAATCGTACCATCTAACTTCAGTAGAGATAGATCACTATTATTAGTAGATCCAGACTATGCAAAAGTATCTTATCTAAGAGACTTTAAAACAGTTGATATCGCTACAGTAGGAGATGCAGTAACAAAAATGTTGCTTGTTGAGTATGGTTTAGAAGTAGGTAACGAAGCTGCACACGGTATCGTTGCTGACTTAACTACTTAATATAGTTAGTCAATAACTTTAAGGGATGTTTCGGCATCCCTTTTTTTTGTGCTAAAATTAAGCATGGCAAAAACCACAGTAATAGATCATAAAAAAAACTTTAAATCTGTATTTGCAACAGAGGATAATAAGTTTATATACCATACTAAACAGGACGTTAATCCTACTTTAGAATATGTAAAACAATTGTCTGAACAGACACCAGGTAAAGATCTTAGACATATAGCAGAAGTTCCAATGATTGTATATCAAAGAGCTGTAAGAGAAGGATGGGCGCAAGATCCAGCAAAATGGAAAGATTGGTTAAACCATTCAGATAACAAACCATTTAGAACATGGAAAGGTAAAGTATGACATACAACGAGCTAAAAACTAATATTGCTAATTTCTTAAACAGATCTGATTTGACTAACCAGTTAGATTTTTTTATTGATGCAACAGAGGCAGAGTTTAATAGAAGATTAAGAAATAAAGACATGGTAAAAAGAGCTACTGCAACAGCAGATGGCCAGTATTTATCATTACCAACTGATTGGTTAGAAGCTATCAATGTGCAAATAGATAGCAACGACTTTAGCCCATTGTTCCAACAGTCTATAGAATCAATGGATGTGTATAGAAAAAGCAAAGGTAATGCTACAGGACAACCTGTTTATTTTGCATTGGTAGATAACACAATTGAATTAGCACCTACACCAGACTCAAGTTATACGTTACAATTAACATACTACGGCTCTATAGATGCTTTGAGTGATACGAATACAACGAATTTTATTTCTACATCATATCCAGACGCATACCTATATGGTGCTTTAAAACACGCATCTATCTATCTTATGGAAGATGATAGAGTTGCTTTATTCACATCACAGTTTGAAAAAGCTTTAGAAGAGATGCGAATGGAACAAGAAAAAGCAGAGTTTGGTAAGGGATCTTTAATGCAAAGACGAAAAACTTACGGAAAAACTGGCAGAAATACTTATATTTTTAAAAATAATTAGGAGAACAGAATGGCAGGATTTAGTGATTATTTAGAAGACAAGGTC